CATGGGTATACCTCTCTCGTGGACATTCCTTTCGCTGGTGCACTTATTGTGCTGCCTAGCTATCGGAGCGCCGGAGGGAACATTCTTCTTGAAGGGAGATGACCTGATCGCTTATTGGCCCAACTGGCTTGTAAGACGGTATGAGAAGTTCTTGGAGAGACTCAGCGGCATGCCACTGAATCTTCACAAGACTTTCCACTGCCTTGCCAGGGGGGTCTTCTGCGAGAAGGCCTACATCATCCAGAGGGCGGTTGGTTGCGACGTCGCTTTTAGCGAGTCCTACCACCTAACCCTTGAGACTTCCTTTGTCTCCGTCCGAGCTTTATCCTTTGGGCTCGACCGTTGGGTTGATGTAAAAGGTCCGAAACTTCCTGACATAGATCATGGCGTGCCATCGATCTTGTCGGCTGCGCGGTATTTAACCGAACAGATACCCCGTGTGGGCCATAGGAAAAGCTATCGCTTGGCAGCGACTGCCCTATCCAAATGGTACCAGTGGGCAAGAAGGAACGGACGGAGCCTGTACCTCCCCATTGAGTTGGGTGGTATGGGATTGATACCCCGTTCGGGACGGTATCGCTTTCCACCGGTGGTGTCGCACGCACTGAACCTCCTTGCGGCAGGGGACCCTAGGGCCTCCGCTGCATTGAAGTATCAGGGTGTGACGCCGCGCCCTGGCTCTGCCGAAGCAAGAGTCAAGGACCGGGTGGATGATGCTTACCCGAAAGGCTCCATTAGGATTCAATTGAATCCCACTTCCAGTGAACGGGAGATGGACCTACAGTTGTATCAGATGGCTCTTAGAGACATCTTTACGACTGTGGCGGCATTGGAGAAGTTACCTCCTCACAAGGCCACTCGTCACCGTAACACTGGGACCGCCATACGCAAGATAGACTTTCGTGCCTTTTTGCAGTATGAGCCGGGCCACACGCAGTTGGGGAAATTCCCTATACTGTGGTGGCACGTGCATCAACTGACTAAGGACGCAGTCTACTTGCTGTGCAGCGGTAACAAGCCTATCCCGCTCTCCTCTCGGGCAATTGCCCTTCGTGAGAAGATCGCGAGACAGCGCTTGGTGAAGGTGGTTTCCCAGATTTACCAGGGCCACCTTCCACCCTTTGCAGCTCCGCTTGAAGTACCTCTTCATTTGAGGACTCAATGAGTTGCCAGCCG